ATGGCGGATTCACCAGAGACGTACACAATGCGTCTGCGGTTCTTCACTGGAAGGTCGGTGACCAGTGACGAGCCGAGACTCGATTTTTCACTTGCGGGAGTACCGGTTTCCCTTCTGTCACGATCAGAAGAACCGCTGAAGAAGGTTACTGAGCTGGTTTTGAAAGCTGAAGGGCTAGAGTCAGAATCCACCGCTCGTGATTTCGGTGAACGTGTCAAGAGAGCTCTTCTGGTAACGTCTGTTTCCACCAGATCAGGGGTAAACCTCGGAAAAGACCTCCCGACTTCAGGGTGGGGGCAAACAGTCAAAGACGATATTTTTAGAAAGTTTGGTCATAGGCTCGCTGACAATGTGCTTGGCCTATCTGTGTACAGCGAGAAAATTCCTACTATATACATGAAATTTGAAGCCACTGGTACAGTCACCGGTTCTCCGGAGATATTTATAGAAACGATGTGCCAGTATTTTGGCGACAAAATGATAGTAAATGATGTTGTTAAAAGATCTGTTGAGTTTTTATCATCTGCTTACATAGAAAAATCTCATGTTGCTAAATTCATATTGGCTATTTCTGCTATTGAGGCGTTGGCCATAAGTGAAGCGCGGCCAGACGCAGAACGTGATCTCCTTCAAATTGCGATGGCGGCAGTTGATAATTCCGATGCGGCCATCGAAACTAAGAAGCGGGTATCGGAGATCATCGGTTGGCAGCTAAAAGAGGGTCCTACTGCGGCTTGTAAACGCATCGTTCGGAAATACATTTCAAAAGAAGCGTCAAGAGAATTTGCGAGAATATATTCCAAAAGGGGTAAAATTCTTCATGGTGACGAAGGATTAGACGGTCTTGACGTGGCACAACTAAGTCAGGATGCAACCGAGTTAGCTCGATCACTGGTGCTGAAAATTCTTGAAGAGTGATCTACTTTCCTCGGTAGATCGCTCGACACCTAGGCGTACAGCAAACCTCCCGGACGCATCTGTTGCCGAAGTTCAACTGCTATCAGACCGCGCATCGACCGCTCGATCTGCGTCGTGACCTGATCGGCGAGATCCTTGTTCTGCTCCTGAGTGCCGCCCTTGGCATTGATCGTGACCGATGGCGCGAGCGTAATCGTCTGCACATTGCCGCCGCCCCGTCCAGTCGTGCTCTGCACTCCAAGATCGCCGCCGGGCAACCGGCGCAAAGGCAGGATGCCCTCTGGTCCAGCCTCGCCCATTAAGCCTGTCCCGTTGCGCATGGGAAAGAGCGTCGCCCGATTGACCACTCCACCGGACGCGAATGGTGTTATACGGCCACTGTCGAATGCCGCACCTTTGGCGAACCCCGGCGGAACGATCGAGGTAGGTCCGGATGCGGCACCACCGAATCCGAGCGCAGTCTTGCCAAAGTCGAACAAGGCGCTTGTGGCTTCCTGAGTAGCCATGTCAATCAGCTTGTCGATCACACGATCAAGCGCAGCAGACAGGGCATCCGCCGCGCTCTCTCCCTGCCTCAAGCCGCTGATCACATCACCTAGTGCATTCGCTGCAATACCTTCTGCAGCGTCCCATGCGGCCGTGAGCTTGCGCTGTGCTTCCTCTGCGGCGGCTGCCGCCTGTTCCTGCTCATAAGTGGCGTTTACAAGCCGCTCTATCTCCTGGCGCTGTGCACTGGTCGTGGCAGTGCCAGCGTTGCGAAGCTCATTTGCGATCCGCTGTTGAACCTCCGTGCGGCCAAGCTGAGCCTCCTCGAATCGAAGCTGATCGATCACACGTGCAATTCCGTCAGCCTCCCGCTGCGCAGCTCTTGCCGCGTCTGCTCTGGCTTTTTCGGCCGCTTCTCGCGCCCTACGCTCGGCCTCTGTCTCCCCCGGAGTAAAGGGCTTGGGTTCGGCTGGAAATTTCTGGACGTTCGCCCGCCCATACGACGGCGTGCTAGGCGTGCCCGGCATAGCCCTGAGCTGTTGTTCCTCGCGCTTCAGAGCCGCAATCCGGTCCTCGATCACCTTCACACGGTCGCGATCAACATCGATGCCGGTCTCAGCTGCAACTTTGCGGGCGTCGGCAAGCTGCAGTTCCCAGGACCCTTGATCTTGAATCAGCTCGGCCAACTGGGTGCCGGCAACATTCCACTCATTGATCAGGGTCGGCTTAGGCGCGAAAGGATCTTGCGGCAGAGCATTGGCTATGCGCATCCAGATCGAGGAACTGCCAATTTCCGTCAATCCCTTCTGAAGTTCCTCCAGCCACTCACGAGTAGCGGCAATGACGGAGACGATGGAGCCTTTGATGTTCCGGTCGATCGTCGTGCTAATCTTTAAGAACTCACGATCGATCTTCTCGGCCTCGGCCAAAACGTCGTCCGAAAGCACCATGCCGGTGTCGCGAGCTTCCTGGCGAAGTTTGGCGATGCCGTCCTGGCCGTGAGCGAGAAACCGAATGAACTGCTCACCGGCGGTCCCGCCAAGCAGCTCGTCAAGGATGCGGATCTGTGCTGCTCGATCAAGATCATGAATTCGTCCCATGATCGTTTCGAGCATATCAGCAGGATCTTTGAGCCGGGTCTGCACTTCCTCTGGCGTCATTCCAATGCGTGCGAAGGCTTCGGCCGCGCTGCCCTTGCCGGTGACGGCGAACTCGTCACCGCGAAGCTGCAGCTCCTTTAGTCCATCAGTGACGGCATCAATGCCGATCCGAGATTGACCAGCGGCGAACGACAACTCCTGAAAGGTGCCGTTATCTAAACCGGCCATCTTGGCATCTGCCGCAACTGTGGCGAGGTCATTCACGGCGGTTTTGATCGAGGCAATTGCGGCGGCAACGCCAATGCCGGCGCCCAAACCCAAGGTGCCAAGGGCGCCGTTCAATCGACCGATGCCGGCCTGCACTCCTGCGCCAGCTCTTGTGAAAGACGTTTCGAGGCGTGCGGCGCTTTGCTGACCGCGTTTCTCAATATCGCCGAACGATCTGCCGGCGGTGCGATTAGCCTTCTGAAGGTTCTTTTCAAATTGGGTGATCCTGGCCTCCAGAAGCAACACCAGCCGTTCACCGTCATCAATGGCCATGATCTGTCCTTAAAAAGTAAGCAGGCCATGGGGCCTTGCTGCGGTGTCCGAATAGATGCTGCGATTGCTTTCGCCCTGAGACGCGCGACCAACTGCCATCGCTGCGGCCTGGGCGCCGTCGATCTTGTCTTTCGATTTTCCCTTGTGGAACGTCTTGTTCCCTGCCTTGTCGGTCTCGACTTCAATGTTCGAGAAATTCCAGCGGAGCACCGGGTGACCGCCATGCCGGAACTTGCGACCGAGGATTGCCCGCTCCAGCGTCTTGATCGCCGGAGCCATGGTGATCCAGCCCTGGCGCATCTCGATCGCGGGATAGCCATCATCGGCGAGGTTGCTCATCATCACGCGGCCGAGATGCGGATCGAAAGCTATCTCTCTAACGTCGTAATTGGCGCAGAGGTCGCGGATCGTGTCCTCGACTGCGCGGAAGTCGACCACGTTGCCCGGTGTGGCAATGATCTGACCTTCCTGCGCCCATCGCGAATAGGGCTGACCGGACTGCTCTGTGCGGCCACGCAAGTTATCAGCAGGGCAGAAGAACGTTGGCACGGCGGTGTAAACATCATCATCATCGCGGAAGGCAGCGACAACGGCCGTCAGGTCGCTATTCGATGACAGATCCACACCGATCCAGCACGGCTGTCCCACCAGGGCCTCCAGGTCGATCGGCCAGTTGCCCTCGTCATAGACGCTCATCTCCACGAATGGCGAGCTACTATGATCAAGCCAGACGTTTAGGTGCAGCTGCCGGAATGCCTCTCGATCGCTTGGGCGATGCTCGGCCTCGCGGGCCAGCTGGCGCAAACCTTCGATGTCAGGATAACCATGGGCGAGGCCAGGATTGGCGCGGCGCCAGACTGCCTCATCTTTCCAATCGGCATCGGCCGATGTTTCAAACAGGACCGGCAGGCAGCTCGGATCGATGATCTCGCCAAGAGCGACTTTGCGGGCATAGCTCACGATGTCATGCGCAAGATTGTCCTGGCCGCGTCCTGCTGTTGTGGCGATCACAAGCAAGCTGCCCTTGGTCTTGGGCAATCCGCTGCGAACAACGTCCCAAAGGTCGCGTTTCTTCCAGGCGTGAAGCTCATCCGCGAGCACGAAGGCCGGGGTGCGGCCGTGCTGAGTGCCGGCGTCCGAGCTAATACTTTCGTAGAATGAGCCGGCGCTCTTCAGGGTGAGCCGGTTTCTGTAGTCTTGAACGCTGACGGCGCGGGCAATGCGAGGGTCGGCGCGGACGATGCCAAGGGCCTCGGCATATCCAAGCCGAGCCTGCTTGCGATCCGAGGCAGCGGATAGCACCTCGCCGCCTGCAATCTTCTCAGGGCCGATCGTATGAAGCAGCGCCAGGGCAGCAGCCAGGGCCGTCTTGCGGTTGCCACGAGGCAGGAGCAGCACAACGGTTTTGATGATGCGGGTGCCGTCCTCATGGCGAGGCCCATAGATGCGCCGGACGATCCGCTCCTGCCATACGTCGAGCTGGAACGGATGACCCTTGGCGGGATTCTTCGGGTGCTTCAGAAGGCGCAGAAATTTGACCGCGCGCTCGCCGTGTCCAAGGGGATCGTCAATCGGGCTGCCGTCATAGATCCAGGCTGGATACGTGTTCGCCGCCATCAGGACACGTTCAACGGATCGTCGTCGTCGCCCTGATCATCATCGCGAATTGAGGGCCGAGACCGGCTGACCGGCGTTAAGCCCAGCTCGCCAGCGCAAAGGCGGGCAGTGACCATGGCCGCGTTTTGTATGCCGAGGGCTGGATGTCGCTTCGGTCCTTTGTCGGTCGCAACAATAGCTCCGTCCTTGTTGATCGCCCTTTGCATGTCGCGAACCAAGCCCGTGCTGGTCGCGTAGCTCTCTAAAGTGCCGAGATCGCCCTGCGTAAGAATGCGGCGCTCGACTAGAAGGGGAGCAACTTGGCGCCAGACAGCTTTCGCGTCCTTGCTCAGCCAAGCCGGAGCACTCGGCACGGCGTCGATCGCCTGACGGTCAGAAGTGATATTCTCGGGCTTGCGGCCGCGTGCCATTAGCAGGGCCTCCGAACGCAACGGATCTCTAGGCCGCGACGGCGGCCGATCTCTCGAATTTCGGTGATGTCGTACAGGTCGCTTGCAAACTGAAGAACCTGCTTCGTACTGATGGCTGCATAGCGGGTCCGGAAGGTGATGCTATGCGTGGTAGCAATGCCGGCGCCTGCCGGGTGCTCGGCGATTGCTTCCTCGACCAGCTGGGCGCGCAGAAACATTGTTTCGAACAGGGCGAGCGTCGGCGTTCCGCCGGGGCCGATGGCGGTCTGGATCATGCCGATACTGACTTCACGATCGAGCTTGCCGGCGCTGATCATGCCGTCACTTCTTCGATAACAAAACTGAACGTGACAACCGCGTGGCTGGAAATCTTGTCGGGATCTCGCATGGCGCGTGAGCCGGTGAACCGAACGTCCAAGCATTTGTAGCCGTCGATCGTCCAAATCTCCGAGCAACGAAGGCAGCGGCGCACGGCCTCGGCGATCGCCTTCACGCCTTCAAGGCCAAGCTCTCTCTGCCAGCAATGGAGCGTCATATGAACTGCGCTGAAGCGATCGCTGCTCTCGATCTGTGGAACCGTGTCAGCTTCGCCGATGATGATGCTGGGGAACGTCTCAGGCAGTCCATGCGCATCGATGATGCTGGAGGCGCAGACAAGATCGGTCACATCCAGATCATTGATCAGGCGCGTGTATGACCATTTTTGAACGGCAAAGCTGCTCATCTTTTGGCGTCCTTAATGGCTTTCGAGATCGCGCGCTTGATACGGCCTTCTAGGCGCTTGCGGCCGAGCCTATAGCCAGGCCAGAAGAACGGTTGAGCGGTCGCGGCGGCGGTACCGTGCTCGACAAGGTGCGCATACCGCACCTGGCTATTGCCTGCCGTGACGGCTACAGTAAGCGGCGCAACGATCAGCGATCCGCCGGGCTGTGAGTAAGCAGGGGTCTGCTGACCGGGGCCGGTGACTGCAATGCTATTGATCAAACCCCCTGTATCACGTGAGGATTCTGCCAGCTGGCGCATGGAGGCCACCAACTCTTCACCGCTCTTTAGAAGTGTTGGCGTCAGAGCCTCGCGGACAGCCCGGGGAATGGCCGTTAAACGCTTCTCGAAATTCTTTATCTGCCTGCTGTTCCGGGCCATCAGAAGCACCAGACCCGCTCGCTACGCAGGAGGTCGGTCACGCCATTAGGTATGGTCGGTGAGCCTTCCCGTTGCTCATAAAAGTGGCCAGCAAGCTGCTTGATTGCCTCCACGACTGTGGCCGGGACGGCGTCGGGAGTTTCGTATTTCTCGATAAGGTCGGCGCCGATATATGCCGCAATCCATGCTTCGGCCGCACCGATCTTCTGCTCGATCAGGTACTCATCCTGCGATATCGGCAGGTTTAATTGATCCTGCATCTGCTCGATTGAAACGATCGTCATGGTTGCAATTCCTGTTTGCGCCCGATATCGCGCGATCCACCCCCGCCGGTCCCTTTCCCTGCTCTGGAAAGTCTGCGACTACCCCCCGGTCTGCTGTCTGGCTCAGTCAGGCGCATTCCTGGGTAGCAGCGCATTGGCTCGAGGATTGCCCGTCGAACACTCCATCCCCAGCTCAGACGAAGCCTTATGAGACGTGAGGTGATGCCGTAGTCCGCAGCCCACTCACTGACGGGTTGCGCAATGCCGTCTAGCTCCAAAAGTTTAGGCTCTGGCATTGATCCGCCCCATTGCGAGAGGATGGTGCACAGGTCCGATAATGTACTTCAGACCGAAGTAATATTGTCCCGGTTGAAGAGCGTACTTCGGAATGATCAAAGAGAATTTGTTCGGCTCTTCTAGAGTGATGCGTCCATTGCTTGAAGTAAGATGGAACACGGACTCGTCGTCAGCAGCTGTGTGCTTGATCCGCATGTCAAAGGTGGCGCCGGATAAGTCTACGGGGCCGCTGCGTGTCCGCCATTCGAAGCGATGGCTGAAGTCAGTATCGTGCTTCACGGCAATGTCGAAGTTAAAGGCTACCATCGTGCAACCTCCAGCTGGCCCGTGGCCACAGGCTTGCGAAAGCCGGCGTCCAGCTCGACAACCCCAAAGACGAGATTACCAGCAGGCAGCGAAGCGCGAGGGATGTGGAAGCTGAAGCTCATCCCATCGTCGGCTATGGTGCCTTCGAGGATCAGCAAGGGATTGGCGTCGGCTGCGGTCGATATAGTGACTTCGATGGCCTCGCCGGTGAACGGCTGCTCATCGCCGCAAAGATCGATGTGGGCGAGCGAGAACAGCGCATCGCAGCTCTGCCATGCTTCGAGCTTGAGTCCGCTGGGGCGCATTGTGAGGCTCATGGCCGGCGCTCCAAGCTCTGCTTAGTGCTGTTGTGACAAGGCCCGCAAAGTGGCTGCCAATTGGTCCTCGACCAGAACAGCTTTTGATCACCTTTATGCGCAATCCTATGATCAACTACCGAGGCAGGATCGCCGCAGAAAACGCACTTACGATGGTCAGAAAGATATGCAGCGCGAGCCCGATCCCACTTGGTCGTGTAGCCACGTTGCCTTGCATTGGGGCGAATTCTGTCATGGGCTGCCTTTCTGGTAACCTGACAGGCGCAAAGCTCGCCTCCAGGAACGATCTTTCCGCAACTGCAGAGGCGTGGGGCGCGGCGTGGCATCACACCCAACCGTAATAGGTGCCGGTCGTGCCGGTCGCCAGGACACGAACGGCGCGGACACAGATTAAACCGCCAGACCAATTCATCTCGTAGGGCAGATCGGTTCCGTGCTCGTCACGAACGACGACTGTGCCGGGGACATGGCAATAGATCGCCCGGGGCTTGATTTCGAGGTCGAGATCGTTGGAAGGGACGATCAGGAAATGACGATCAACGAAGCTGTCATATCCACGCGCGAGATCTGCGAAAGGGTCCGTTTGAGTCATCAGAAATTGCCGCCATCGATTACGTTTTCATTCGCCCAGCTGTCGCCGGTTGCGTTGATCTGAAGCCATTGACCGGCCTGGGGATCTGTGATGACAACGGGCAAGTCTCCGATGCTCACTTCGCCGCTTAAGCCGCGCGGGCCGACTGGCCCCATGGGGCCTTGCTCGTTGCTGACGAGTGTCGTTTGACCGTGGGAACGGATGACGTGCTGGCTCATCTCACGCGGCCCTATTTGCGCCAAAGGCCTGCATCATTTTCAATGTGAGGATGCCTTCGGCGCGTTGGTGTTCGGTGTGAAAATTCGGCTTTGTCTCGGCAGGCTCGGCGGTGCCATAGATTGCCCTGAGCATGGACGCTTTGCCCGCGTAGGCGGCCAGGATCTCAGCCGCCGTTGCGTTCCAAGTCGTCTCAGGCGTCCAACCGAGCCAGCCTGTGCCGAACTCGAAGAGCGTCCGATGATACTCAGCGATGGAAACAGGCGTGGCGGAAGTTTTGTTCTCTGCCGCCGGCTCTTCGGGCTCGTCATCCACGCCCGCAAGTCGGAGAACATGATCACTGATAGGGGCGATCAGATACTCGATGCCAGTCGTGAGAACATAACCTGCGAGCATCTCAAGGTTGTGAGGGATTCCGCTGGCATGATCGGCACACTCTCTAATAACAGCGGCGATGGCTGAGACGCTCCCCTGGTGCACTGCAAGCAGCAGCTTATGAAAGCCGGAGAACTGGCGCTCAAGGCGGGTCGCTGCGCGCAGCGTCGGTCTGAGACGCACTGTCTCGCCGGCGATCGTTAGGGTGATTTCGTCTGCTGCTAAGCGCATAACTTGCCTTTGTGAATGTCGGGAGCAGTCCGCCGTAGCGCCTGTTCCGCTTGAACCCTTGGCGCCGTCGAGCACCGGTGTTCGCGATCTCTTTGCTTTGCGACCTTCAGCCTCAATGCTCCGCTCGCGCGGCGGCCGGAAGACAGGTCGCTTTCGTTTCAATAAGGATGGATCGCGCCACCCTCTGGAGAACCCGGCCGTAATTTGTTAGGCCGCGACCGGGCGAAGCTGTGCGTTGCCCAAAATCGCAGTAGCGGCAATGGGCGTGCCGGTGCCATGGGTGCCACTGAAGTCGGCAAGCACCTTGATGTAGCGGCGATAGCCGACATAGCCGATGCGATAGACGGCAGATGCAGGGTGAGCAGCGATGAGGGCCTTGATAATGCCCCCGGCGCCTACTGCATCGACGCCAAGCACGTCGCTCCGTTCAACCGCGTCATAGGTGACGCCATCGACTGAATGCGTCAGCTTGAACTCGATCTTGTTTGTGCCGGTGAAAGTGATGCCACCTACGCCTACATGCAGCGCCAGCGTGGCGCTGTTGAAGCCGAGAAGGTCGATTGCCACCGGAGTGTTGTCGGCGGCCAGGACGGCTGGGGCGATCGCCTCGGCCACCTTTGTAGAATGATAATTGTCGCGCATCGGGGGTGACCTATCTTAAACCGAGCAGACGATCTTGCGGATCGCCTTCGGCTGCACAACGGCCGCGCCGGTGCGGCGGGTCGCATGAATACGGGTGATGCCGTTCGTCGCCAGGATGTACGGGTTCACGAGGATCGAGAGGCTGACGCGATCCACGATGCGGTAAGCCGTGGCTATGTCACCGAACAGGATCGGAGCCGTTCCGGCGCCTACGTCATCGAGGTCAGGGATCTCGATCACCGCGCGTCCAAGGATCATCTCCGGCGCACCTACCTGATATGAAGGCTGCCAAAGATAGAGGCCGCTGGCGTCCTTAAGCTTGCGGATGGCCGCGAGCGTGGAGCCGTTCATCAGCCACGTGCCACGGGTACGATAAGAGGCCGGAAGCAGGTACATGTGGCTGATCAGGAGATCGGCCGGATTGGTGCCAAGCGTTGCCGCGTTTCCCGTAGCCGTGCTCAGCACGTCGGCGTTAGTCATCAGACCTTCGGGCTGAAGCGGTCCATCGCCAGAAACGAACGCGAGTCCTTCCTTGGCTCCAAAGTCTTCGGCCAGGGCAAGACGAACCTCTGCCTCGGCAGTGCCGGCGCTGTCTGCAAGCAATTGATTGCTCACATCGACGTACGTGTTCACCTCGCGGATCGGCACCTCGACCTGCCCAAAAGCCGGCTCGGATGCTTCAGACGCCTGAATCTCGCCCTTCCACTTCGCGTTGGTGATGCCGGTGCGGCGTGGATAGGTGACAGACGGCGCCGAAGTGGTGCGTACGCTGGCAAGTGGCCTGATCGGGCTGAACTCAACCAGCTCGCGAATGAACTCGCTCGACATTTCAGCAGGCGCGAGATAGCCGCCCTGGGGATCGCTTGAGACGATAAGCGTTTTCAGCTCTTCCGCGCCAGCTTCCTTGCCATGCCGAAGATAAGCATCGAACGCCTTGCGCTCTTCGGACATGTCATCGGCTTTGCCGGTGATGATCGAAGGCCGGTTGATCTTGGCTTCGAGCTGATCGATGCGCTCGCCCGACTTTGTCTCGATCGCCTTCAGACGCTCGTCAACCGAGGCCGTCAAGGCATCCAGGGCCTTGGTCACGATGCCCTCGGCGTCGGGCTCTTCGCCCTTCAGCTCAATCGGCGCGCCGTACGGCATGCCCTTAATCATCATCGTCATGGTCGTGTCCTTATGCTCGAAGAGCCATCGCGGCCCGGTTGATTGCCTCTGCGATCGCGATTGCTGCTTCGGCGGATTTGGCGCTCGTAACTTTGGCGCCGGGGTGCATGGGGATGGTCACGAGACTGATCTCGGCCAATTCCAGCAATTGGATTGTGCGACCGCCACCCTTGCGGGTGATGGCCTTCTTTGTTCTGAAGCCAATCGACAAGCCCGACAGGGCGCCGGCCTTGACCAAGGCGTGAACTTCACGAGCGCGCGCTACGTCATCCACAAGCAGACGGCCGCGAACCTCCAGGCCAGTATTCGTCTCGGTGGCGCTTTCCCAAACGCCGATCGGCTGTTTGGGATCATGACCGAAGAGCATGGGAATCTTAGCGGGGCCGGTGAAAGCTCCCTTCTCGATCATGTCGCCGATGTGATCGGCGGAGCCAAATGGCCATGCAAGGCCGGTGATGGCGCCTGCATCGTCGGTGCTGAGATCAGCCTTGAATTCAAGCCGGTTCATTGGCGGTTTTCCTCCTGGGGAGCGCTGCCGAACCAAAGCGCCTCTAAGGCGCCGATCGCGCCCGGAAGGATCTCGGAAATTGGGCGCGGTGCGACGTATATCTGGACGAACTGAGCTGCACGCTCTGGAGCTTCGCCGCCGCCAATGAGGCCGAGGCGTATGATCTGGAGCAGATCGGCATGGTGAAACTGCCGATGCGTGACGCGGCTCATAAGGGCGCCGATGCCCATGCCGGTCAGGCGTTCAAGCTCCAGAACCATGATTGGAGTGAGCGTCAAATCGCGCTCAGCATCGCCGATGAACGTGCGGAAGTTCGTGCTCATTGCGGCTTCTCCTGCGTTAAGCTGGAGGTCGCAGCCGAGCTGGTATTGGGATTGGCAAACGCATCGCCGCCTTTGTATGGGGCGCGGTTCTCCATCGACCTGACTTCATTCGGATTGAGTATTCGGGCAGAGATCGCGCGGCTGTATGCGTCCATCCTTGCCACCGCGTCGGCTTTCAGGAAGTCATCAAACAGAAACTCGGCGAAGTGTGATTCATGATCTGTTCCGTGAATCAATTTAAGGCGGATCTCGCTCTCCCACCGAAGAGCCCAAGGCCGGAGACAGTAATCAACGAATTGGCGGCCCATGGTCTCGCCGTTGCCCCACGTACTGCGGCCCAGCTCCATAAGAAAAATCGGTGGGACGCGGAAGGCGCGTGCGATCTCTTGGATTTGGAAGATGCGATTTTCGAGATATTGACTATCCGTACTGTTGAAGGTGACCGGCTGATATTTTAGGCCCTCCTCAAGTACGGGCGTACCGCCAGAACGGCCGCCTCCGAACGTAGCTTTCCACGCCACACCCATGCGAGCAGCTGCATCGGCTCCGAGCTTACTGTCGGTCGTCAACAGGCCGTCAGGCTTCCCGCCGGCTCCGAAGAAACTTGCGCCGTGCCGCTCAAGAATGAGCGCCAAGCCAATTGCCTCACGGGCTTGATAGATCGGCGCAACGCCTTTGACGCCATCGAAGCCTGGGGCCTTCAAGTGAAAGATGTCTTGCCGTGCGAAGCGCTGCCGGCTCTTGCCGGTGTTCTGCGAATAGATTGGCTCGCCGGTAGCGGTGTCCTGATCTATCGAAATCGATGACGGATCGAGCCGAAGCAGCTCAACGGGCTTCCCACCGACGCGATTGATGAACGCGACGCCATTGCCGTGTAACAGGGCATCGCGCTGAAGCTGTTCGCGGAAGTCGCTGGCGCTTGTCCAGTCATTCGCGGCGTCATGGATAAGCCTATAAGCTGGATGTTCTGGAGCGCGCTCTTTGGAGCCGTCTGCGGCACGCGAATAGACGTGGACCGGAAGCTGTCCAATAGCCTCGGAGATTGCCTGCACGGCGCAACGAACTGCGGTGCACTGCATCGCGGTCTTTGGAGTAACTGAGATTCCTGAAATAGCGGGAGAGGAGCCGAACAACTCGAACAACCCTGCGTCAGGGTATGCAAGTGTAGCGCTCTTCTGTTCGACTATGCTTTGATCAGAGGCATGATTAAACAGCACCTTGATCGTCTCTACAATATTCAACTTCGGCGCTCACGATTTTAACGTGACAATATTGTACGCGCGCCGAATCAGAGGTGCAACAAGAAATATCAGATAGATTGATGTAAAATTTCTAATTCATCATATTAGTGGATGTACAGGAGCCTGCTATTTGTGGAGCGGCTGAAGGTTTAGCCCTGGATACGAGATCGCGTTGATCATGATAGCGCTGCGGGTTAACTCCCCCTCACGCACGTCGCCGTACCTAGATGTTTGAAGCTGTCCGACATGGCCGAGCAGGTGTGCAAATTCATAATCCAGATAGCCTGCGCGCCGCATTCCATCGGCGAAAGTATGTCGGAGGCTGTGAAAGTTCAGCCGGCTATCCAATTTGATGCCGATCTTCTCTAGGAATTTTCCGAATTCTCGGCTGTAAGCACCGGCGATCTGGTCTCGCGTGTTGGCAACAAGGTCGGGGAAGAGTCGTCCTTCACCCTTAGCCCGCCGTTCCTCGACTTGCTTGATGAAGCCGCACTTGATCAGCTCGTCGTGAATTGGAACGGTGCGGATGGAGCTGCGGTTTTTGACCGCCTTCTCATCACCGTCGGTTGTCTCGTTTGTAATGAACAGCGTCCAGACGCCATGTTGCTCGCGAATATTCTCTGTCTCCAGCTGCGCCAACTCACCCATGCGGGCGCCCGTGAAGAGTGCCAGAAGCGGCAACCATCTCCGATGATCATCGAAGGTGACATTACCGGCAATGTGCCAACGCTTCTCGGCGAGGCAGCCTCGATAGAGAGGGGAGCCAAATAGGGCGCCAAGCTGCTCGATCGAATAGCTGCGAAGCACTTGGCGCCTCTGCTTTGGCAGGAGCATGCCGGCCACGGGATTGTCCGTAACGAAGCCGTTGTTCTTTAGCCATCCGATGAAGCCCGACGTCATCGTCAGGAGCTTGTTCACGGTGCGCGGCGTGATATTTGGTTTTCCAAGCTTCTCGTTCTTCTTCACCACCTGGGCCGGGGTTAGCCCCTTGAACTCGCCGATCTCAGCCGCTTTCACTGGCGTCTGCATGAGAAGCTGCTTCCAGGCAAAGACGCTCGCCTTAGTGATCGCATCGACTCCAGATCCTGACGGCAGAGTCGATGCGAAGTGGCGAACCGCTTTCCTCGACTGATCAAGACTGTCGGGCTTAACAGCTCTAGGGTTCTCACGGGCGAAATCCTCGAATAGCTCCATGATCGTTCGACCTGTTGCCGAGGTTGATCCGGAGAGGGCAGGGGCGTCGACGATCGGATCAGTGGGTTTGCCTGCCCAATTGCCTTTGTCGCGTTCAAAGGTGCGCTCCAGGCTTTCCAGCCATGCCCGCTGGAGCGCCATGCACAGCTGTCGGTGTCCTGGCCGATTGACCGGTATGGTCGCAGCTGCCAGGGAGCTAACCAGCGCGGTTTCGCCAGTCGCCAAATGCTCTCGCAAGGTGCCGTATAGAACGGTCCTACTGTGAATATCATCCTTGAGGGCGTTCTCAGCGATTATTGCTTCGAGCTGGAGATCGAGCGCCAAGAGCTGGTTTGCTGTGGGTGTGAGATTGTCCAGCAATGCGATCTGATCGGCAGTGTACCGCTCGACGATGCGCTCAGCTGAGAGCGACTTCGAGCGCTCCTTCGCGATGTCTTCCTTCGTCGGCAT